GAAGAGGTCATGTTGAGTGGTTTCGGAGCAGCGCCTACTAAGCAAGAAGGTTCTGGTGTCACATTTGATGATGCAAACGAGGCTTACACTTCAAGGTATAACCATGAAACTGTCGCAATGGCGTTCTCAATAACAGAAGAAGCTGTAGAAGATAATCTCTACGACAAGCTATCTGCTCGTTATACAAGAGCACTTGCAAGATCCATGGCTCATACTAAGCAAGTGAAAGCAGCAAATGTATTAAATAATGCGTTTACAGCTGGAGCAACTGCTGGTGGTGACGGCAAAGCCTTATTAGCAACAGATCACCCATTAACAAATGGTGGAACTTTTGCTAACGAGCCAACTGTCGCAGCTGATCTTAACGAAACATCTTTAGAAGATGCTTTGATTAAGATTGCAGGTTTTGTGGATGAGAGAGGATTAATCATCGCTCTAAGAGGAATGAAGTTAATTATTCCAAGACAATTACAGTTTGTCGCAGAGAGATTGTTAAACTCCAATCTAAGACCAGGAACAGCAGATAATGATGCTAATGCTATGAGAAACATGGGTATGCTTCCTAATGGCTATGTCATCAATGATTATCTAACTGACACAGATGCATTTTTCATTAAGACAGATGCACCTAATGGTCTTAAGCATTTCGAAAGGATGCCAATGGCAACTGCTATGGATCCAGATTTCGACACAGGCAACATGAGATATAAAGCAAGAGAGAGATACTCCTTTGGTTTTTCAGATCCTCGTGCATTGTTTGGTTCACCTGGAGCGTAATAAAAAAATTACGTTTTATAAGGGCGACTATTTGCAGTCGCCCTTTTTTTATGTATAATGAAAATAACCTTGACGAAGAATCAACTTCGACAATTGCCAAGACAAGGAGATTTAAATGGCTAATACAACTTTTTCGGGTCCAGTCCGTTCCGAGGGTGGATTCAATGTAATCAATAAAAACGGCACAAGTGGTGCTATCACACAAACTGGATTCTCAGTTAATTCAACTGGACAACTTGTTTCAATGGGCACAAGAAAGATTCAATCTTTTGCCGGTACTTTAGCTTCAACAAACGCAGCTTCAACTGCTTATGCAGATGGCGACTGTTTAGTTGAATTAGGAACATTAAACGTAGATGCTCCAGATGATTTAGTAACACCAAGTAAAATTTTCATACACAGAGCTTTAATTGGTATTACAACTGCTGCAGGACAAACACTAGCAGGTAACTTAGCATTAAGTTCTACAAGTGGTACTGCTACAAACGCAGCCGTTTCTGGCACAGAAATAGTGGGTGCTGGTGTGACATCATTCAACGAGCAGTTAAGTGCTACACAATCTATTACAGAGATTGATGTTAACTTCAACGATACTGCTGGTAATTATCATATCTTTGTACCAAATATAACTGCCGCAGTAGCTAACGTACACTTATATGCTAGATCGACAACTACAGTTAATGCTGATATAACTGCTGGAAGATTCACAGTTGAATTAGAATACTCTGTATATTAATAGGAGTGTAAAATGGCAGGAACAAGATCTGACGTAAAAGCCTTTAATGTGAACCAAGGAGATGCTGCCGCTGTTTTAGGACCTGCAAGGTCAAGAATAAGACAGATAGTAGTGTTTGGGAACTCAGCTGGTGCTCTTACTATAACAGATGGTAATGGTGGAAGTAATTTAATAGTACAAAGTTTTCCAACTGGACTACACACTCTTAATATTCCAGACAATGGTATATTAGCAGAGAGTGGTGCTTATTTATCTGCCTTCACTGGTAGTGGCAATAAATTGACGGTGTTTTTATCCTAATGGCTAGAAAACCAGATAAACAGCCACCTAAAACTAAAAAGTATTTCCGCTCCACTAAATCTGGAGCGGGAATGACTAAAGCAGGTGTCGCTAAATATCGTAGAGATAATCCAGGCAGTAAGCTTAAAACTGCTGTTACAGGCAAAGTAAAAGCAGGAAGTAAAGCCGCTAAAAGAAGAAAGTCTTTTTGTGCCAGAAGTGCAGGTCAAATGAAAAAATTTCCCAAAGCTGCAAAGAACCCTAATAGTCGTTTAAGACAAGCAAGAAGAAGGTGGAAATGTTAAATGAAAGCTGATGATGTTCTAAAACTTTTGGAAAAACATGAATCTGAATGTAACAAAAGATATGAAAAAATAGAGAAAAGTCTTGATAAATTGGATGTTAAAGTTTGGGGGTTAGCTATTTTAATTGTTGTAACACCTTTTTTACATAAGTTGGTTTAAATGGCTATGGGAAGGTCACAAATGTCACGCCAAGTGTCAAAACCTCCCCAAAAAAGGAAATGGAGCAATGCCAGAAAGAAGAGTGTCAATTGCAAACGACCTAAAGGATTTTCTGAAAAAGCACATTGTGCCTCTAAAAAAAGGAGAAGTAATAAAAGGTAGTCCAGTTAAATATTGTTTATATTGTAAACATAAAAAGTGGTCATGTATATGCCATAAAGAAAGGAAAATGTAATGCCAAAAGACGCATGTTATCACAAAGTAAAAGCTAGATATAAAGTATTCCCCTCCGCTTATGCTTCAGGAGCCATCGCTAAATGTAGAAAAGTAGGTGCTGCAAACTATGGAAATAAAAGTAAAAAGAAAGCCATGGGCGGTTTAAACGCAGCCATAGAAAAAGTGAAGAATCAAACAATGACTGCTAAAGAAGGTAAGGTTGTGAAGATGACTAAAAGAAAATCTAACAATCCTAATATAGCAAGAGGTTGTGGTGTTATAATGGAAAACAGAAGAAAAAAGACAAAGTATTCATAATGGCAGTTAGAAAAACAAAATCTGGGTTAGCTCTTAAGCGTTGGTTCAAAGAAGATTGGAAAGATGTCAAAACTGGTAAACCGTGTGGTCGTCAAAAAGGTGAGAAGAGGGGTACGCCTTATTGTAGACCAAGTAAAAGAATTAGCTCTAAAACACCTAAAACAAGTTCAGAGATGACAACAAAAGAAAAAAGAAGTAGGATTAGTCAGAAGAATCGGTTGGGACAACCAGCTGGTGCACCTAGAAGAGTAAAGGCTCTTAGAAGAAAGAAGAAATAAATGGCAACTTCAAACTCAAGAGATTTTGATTTAGATGTAGGAGAACTTATCGAAGAGGCATATGAAAGATGTGGCTTAGAGATGAGAACTGGCTATGATGCTAAAACTGCCAGACGTTCACTAAATCTTATGTTTGCTGATTGGGCAAACAGAGGATTGAATATGTGGACTGTAACACAAGAAACAAAAGCAGTTACATCTGGCACAGCTACATATACATTAGATAGTGAGTTTGTAGATTTATTAGAAGTTGTCTTAAGAAATAGTAGTAATGTTGACTTCACTCTTACACAAATGAGTCGTGGTGAGTATTTAAGAATACCAAACAAAGGTAACACTGGGCAACCAAGTCAATACTTTTTTGATAGACAAACAACACCAACAATAACTTTGTGGTCTACACCAGATGCTTCGTACACTCTTGTTTATTACTATGTGAGACGTATTCAAGATGCAGATGCTTTGGTGAATACAACAGATGCACCCTTTAGATTCTTACCATGTATGGCAGCTGGACTTGCATATTATATATCAATAAAAAAAGCACCAGATAGAATACAGATACTGAAAGCTATATATGAAGAAGAGTTTCAAAGAGCCATGTCAGAAGATGCAAATAGCACACCATTGAAGTTGACACCTAATATTTCATACTTGAGGTACTAATGGCTAGGTTTGCAAGTGGTAAAAAGGCATACGGATATTCAGATCGGTCTGGCTTTCGTTATCGCTTGCGTGAAATGAGAAAAGAATGGAATGGTTTGAAAGTTGGTCCAGATGAATATGAGGCTAAACATCCACAGTTGGAACCTAATTATCCAGGCCCAGATCCAACAGCATTGTATGAGCCAAGACCAGATAGCAGAACTGAAGTGACTGTAGAGAATCTCCTTGGTCTAAATCCCTTTTTATCTGGTAGTTCTGGTAGTGCTATCGTAACAGTTATAGAACCATCACACGGTAGATCAACAAGTGACACTGTTAGATTCAGAGATGCAGTTGGTTTTGATGGGTTTACTGCAACTGTTTTGAATAATTCTTCTGGTTATGCTATAACAAAAGTAGATGATAACACCTATACGTTTACTGCAAGTAGCGGCACTGCAACCATTGGTGGATTGAGAGGTGGTGGTGGATCGGTTACTGCGGGACCTGTAACATTGGGGACATAAATGAGTTTTACGAAAGCAACATTAACAACGGCAATACAAGATTATACTGATAATTCAGAGACAACTTTTGTAAATAACATACCTAATTTTGTAAAAGCCGCCGAAGAAAAGATATTAAAAAGCGTAGATCTAGATTATTTTAGAAAGAATGTGACAAGTGCATTAACATCATCAGATGCCTTTCTTACAGTGCCCTCTGATTACTTAGCATCTTTTTCTTTGCAAATAACAACATCTGGTTCTGAAAGTTTTTTATTACAAAAGGATGTAAATTTTATTAGAGAGTATACACCAGCTTCTTCAACAACTGGACTGCCAAAGTATTATGCTAGGTTTGATGAAGATAACTTTATTTTGGGACCTACACCAGACAGTAATTATACAATACAATTAAACTATTTTTATAGACCAGCCAGTTTAACTGCTGGTGCAGATGGCGGTACAACGTGGGTTAGCACTAACGCACCTTTTGCCTTACTTTACGGATCTCTTGTAGAAGCTTATACTTTCATGAAAGGTGAGCCAGATGTGATACAAAACTATAATGGTTTGTATACACAGTATTTAGAAAGAGTAAAAGATCTTGGAGAAGCAAGAGAAAACACAGATGGTTATAGAGTTGGTCTGCCATCGAGACCGAGAACATAGGAGTAGAAAATGGCAACAGCAAATGCAGCAACCAATTATTTAGAGAGAAGATTATTACATTTTATATTTAAAAATAACTCTCTTAGTTTTTCATCACCTGGTGATAGTATTTATGTAGGACTTGCAACGGCAGTGAGTGCGGCAGAAACTGGTTCTGTAACAGAGGCAAACTTTACAAACTACGCACGACAACAAGTAGCTGCTTCTGGTTGGACAACTATAGGTGCAGATTCCACAGACACACAAACAGCGATAAATGCATCTAATATCGAGTTTCCAGCTTCTGGCGGAACAAACAATACAATAACTCATGTATTTATTGCAGACGCATCTAGCAGTGGTAACATATTATTTGTAGGTGCCTTAGATGCAAGTAAGGCAATAGCAAGTGGTGATATATTTAGAATTAATGCAGGTAACTTAACAATAGAGCTTAAATAATGGCATTAGTATTAAACGATAGAGTAAAAGAAACAACCACCACAACTGGAACTGGCACATTTACTTTAGCTGGTGCGGTTACAGGATTTGAAACATTTGCTGCTGGAGTTGGTAATTCCAATACAACATACTATGCAGTCACTCTGCCGGGATCATCAGAGTTTGAGGTAGGATTAGGAACACTAAATGGTGATTCATCTACTTTAGCTAGAACAACAGTAATTAGTAGTTCTAATAGTGATAATGCAGTTAATTTTAGTGCTGGTACAAAAACAATATTTTGTACAATACCTGCATCAAAGTCAGTATTCTTAGATGCAAGTGGTAACGCTACATTAGGTGCAGATTTATCTGTTGGTGATGATTTAACAGTAGAAGGTGGGGTCATAGATTTTAAAACAAATAGTGGTTCACCTTCTCAATTAAAATTTTACTGTGAGTCTGGTAACGCTCATGCTCAAACCTTAACTGCTCAACCACATAGTCAAGCAGCATCAAATACTTTGACCTTGCCAGGTGGTAGCACAATAGGAAACTCTAATGCAACTCTTGTTTCTGATACAGGTACACAAACATTAACAAATAAAAGTTTAACTGCACCTACTATAACTGGCACGGCAGTTATGGCAGACTTAGATATATCTGGTGATGTAGATGTAGATGGTACATTAGAAGCTGATGCAATTACAGTAAACGGCACTGCACTAAATACAGTTATTGCAGGTGTGACAGTTACAAATGCAACTAATGCAACAAACTCATCTCATGTATTAGTTACAGATAATGAAAGCACAAATGAGGAAAACTTAATTACATTTGTTGAAGATGCTACATCTAGCACTGGTAACGTAGGTTTAGAGATGGATGGTAATTTAACTTACAATCCAAGCACTGGTACAATTACAGCCACAGTATTTAAAGGTAATATAGATGCAGTTGATGGTGACTTTGATGGTACATTAGAGGCAGATGCTATTACACTTAATGGAACACCAGTAACGACAACTGCTACTTTATCCACAGGCATATCTAATGGTAATGTATTAGTTGCAACAAGTGGTATTGCAGATAATGATTTTTTAAGAGTTGATGGTACAAGTATAGAAGGCAGAAGTGCATCAGAGGTACTATCTGATA